TCACTCTATGTGAATTACCAGTTTCCCAGAGGCGGATACCTCCAGGCTGCTGATGGCGTGTTCGAGGAAGGCGTGCACGATTTCTGAGTCCTTCAGTGGCTGGAGCCCGCGCTTCACTAGCTCTTTGTTGACCTCCACGGCCTTCTTTCTCAGCGCTTCTTGTTCGGCCTGGGTCAGTCGGATGTTTGTTGGCATGTGGTCTCTCATTCGGTGAACACCTCTACACATATTCGTGTGTGCAAGTTATAAGTGTTGACGTGTGTGCATGTGCGCGTCTACATTTCGCGCAAATGTAACGTGTGTGCATGCATCCCATGACCGTTTCCAATGACCAAGGTTCGCCAATGTTCTACGACTGGATATCCGGCTATCAGGATTTCCCGTTCGACATTCCGCAGGTGGGCAAGGTCATTCGACTGAATGTTGACTCGGAGACCAACGAGGTGCTGAGCCAGTCGTGCCCGGCCTTCCATGCTGAGGGTAGCTACAGCACGAAGTTTCGCATTCAGGTGGCAGGGCGTCGGGTGTACGTCGACGGCAATGCGAGCCGCGTTAACCGCCTGGACAACCTCTACGGCCTGACCACGCTCGCGGACAACATGGCCGTCATCAATTCGATCTTGACCGCACCGGAAATCGGTCTTCCGCCTCTCACTCGATGCACCCGTCTTGATCGTCTGCAGGACGGTTCGGCGGTGGTGGACGGGTTCACTTTCACTCGGATCGATGCGACCCGGAATCTCTTCGTAGGGAAGGGTAACGAGTCGGCATATCTGCGGGCTCTGTCGAGCCAGCGTTTCCGGAACTCCATCGGCTACTTGTACCCGGACGGCGGCACCGTTGTGTGGACGCCCAGCGGGGGAGAGAAAGCCGGTCGCCTGGTTTACCCGGGTTACTACAACAAGGGGCTGGAACTGACTCGGCATTTGCTGCCGAAGGTTCTACGGCGTTACGGCGCTGAGTCTGAGGAGTATCGCTACGTCAGCCAGGTGCGCGACTGGTGCGTAGAAGTCGGAGTTGTCCGCGCTGAAATCAAGCTCAAGAGCGAGCTGCTGAAGAGGGATTGCCTCTGCCATTGGGGCCTGTTCGACGAACAGCGCATCTGGGATCACCTGGGCGAATTTTTGAAGGTGGGCGACAAAATGACCCTGACCGCACATGACATTGCCAGCATTTCCGAAGAACTGATGCGTGTAGGCGTCTGCGACTCCATGCAGGCGGCTGGGCGTACTGCGACTTACGCGATGGAGTGGATGAACGGCAAGACGTTCGATTTCAACAAGTCTGCCGTGAAAACGCATCGCGCCCGTCTTCGGGCTATCGGCTTCGATATCAAGCTGCCTTTCGACGCGTCGCGGCACATGTTCTTCATCCACAATGTGCGCGAAGTCTCCCGCACCTTCGACGTTCCCGCGCCGAGCTTCTACCGGCGTCCGGACGTGCCGCGCCATTTGCGGCTGGTGGCCTGACGTGCTTGCGCCGACTCTCCAGGCTCTCGCGCTGCTCGCCGGTGCCGTCACCCTGGTTCACGCCCTCGGTGTGTGGGCTCGCTCATGAGGACGATCAGCTTCCAGGGAGACGGCCTGTCGGCCAGTCAGTACCGGTCGATCCAGCTTCGCCAGCAGGTGAGGGCGGCGGTGAATCAGTCCGTGTTGCAGCAGCAGGTTGCGGCCACGCTCCAGGCCCTGGAGCAGCACAAAGAGCAGGGCGGCAAGCCCGAGCGCGTCTGGACCACTGTCACCACCGAAAAGGGCACGCCGTGGGTCGGCGACGTGTTCGGGTGGCCGTGATGGCTATCGAGATCAACCGCCAGTCGTACCTGTCGCTCCGGTCCTCCCTGGAGCTGGAACTGCTCGATGCCGGCATCGACTCGCCTGAGCTGCTGAGCCGTCTGATGCGCCACGTGCTTGCCACCGAATCCGCGACCCGTACCGAGTCGCAAACCGTTCGCCGGGCCTTCGTCACGGCCCGTAGAAACCCGCTGCTGGGCGCAATCCCTCAGCACAGTCCAGGGCGCACAAATCGCCCGTATATCCGCAAGAGGAAACCCTAATGCCCTTCGTCTATCTCGGCCTGACTCGTGACGCCGGAACCTCGAAAAAGACCGGCAACGCCTACGACATTTCGGTCGTTCACTTCGCTGTCGATGCCACGCAATCGACCCGCCCCGATCGCAAGTTTGCCCTCGGTCTGGAGCCTCAGAATCTGCCGATCGCGCCGGAAGCGGTGAGCCAGTTTCAGCGCGTTGAACCGTTGTCGTCGGTGAATTTCGAGTTTGAGCCCGACCCTCGGAACATGCAACGCAACCGTATTTGCGGCGTGAAACCGCTGCAAAAGGCCACTGCTCAAGCGGCGGGCTGATAAATGTCAAACCTTGTTTCCGTACAAGTGTGCAAGTCCTGGGCGACAAGCCCGGAAGGGCTTCTATCTTGCTCACAAGTTGAGTGGAAACAGGGTGTCTTATTACCTGCTGAGGCTGAACCTTATATTGAGTTCATGCTGTCGGGGTATAGCAGCGAGGGATGGTGGACCGGTTTTAACTCCGTTATCTCGCTGTTCGTTGTTGGCCTCATTGTCGGGGCCTTAGCTTCTATCATTCGCAAAGCAAAGGGGTAATACATGAAAGCAATGAATGCTGTTCGCAAATTCGGTTCCAAGTTCGGTTCTGCTCCGCGCAATGTGGTCCTCCTGGGCATGGGTGCCCTGGGTTCGCATGCTGCGACCGCAGCTGATCTGATCGACGTTACTGCCGCCAAGGCCGATATCGCCTCCGGCAAGGCTCAGGCCGGCGATATGGGTTCGACCATCATCGGTATCGTGGTTGTCCTGGCTATCGTCGGCACCATCATTGCGCTGTTGCGTAAGTCGGGCTGATGCCGTGATCTGGTCAATGCTCTTGGGCGCACTCGCGGCCGGTGCGTTCGTCACAGGATACAAGTGCGGCCAATATATTTGATCAGGAGGAGGGGCCGAAAGGCCCCTTTTTTTTATGTCTCGGTTCATATTGTTGATTATTACGTTGTTATTTGGTTCGGTGGCTCATGCCGAATATTATTACTGGTACATGGGTTATTATGATAAGAAGGTTTCGTCGCCCTCGGCGGGTTGCGATCTTTATTTTAGTGGTATATCTCGCGATCCAGGGCGGGTTTTTGTTATGGAGCCTTCGTCAAATCCAAGTGAGGCGGGTAAGGTTTTCTATTGTGTGGTTCGTTCTGGTGATTGGATTCTTTTTAATACGGATGTTTATTTGAAAGGTGATAGGTGTCCTGAGGGAACTGAGCTTGATCTCAGTGCCGGCGAATGCCGGGAGAATAAGTGCAAGATTCTGGCTGGCTCGCTCTATGAAAAAGGCGGCCACCAAGCTCCGATTTCCCGCTTCATCAATTACCTCGGTTGTGAGATCGCCGTCAGTTCGATTGATGGTTGTATCGGCCCCGGTGAGGGCGAAGCGGGTGGAACCTTCTGCCGGGTCATCGGTTCGTTCACCGGTAACTGGTTCACCTCCAAGGGCTCCTGTGCTTTCGGCTGCGACGTGGGCCCGGGGGACGGTCCGCCCCCTGGTGGCGACGGTGGAGACAATGGTGGCGGCAATCCTCCTGGTGGCGATGGCGGTACGAATCCTCCTGGCGGTGATGGTGGCTCTAATCCCCCTGGTGGCGACGGTGGAGGCGGCGGTGGCGGTGGCGGTGGCGGCAATAACCCCTGCCAAGGCCATGTAGGCAGCGATTGCGGCTCAACCGGTGGCGATGGCAACGGCGGTGATGGTTCGGGCTCTGGCGGCAGCGGTGGCGGCTCTGACGGCGATGGTGGCGGCAAGGGGGAGGGGCTGAAGCGACCTAAACAGGGATCGTTTGATAAACCAATTGAAGAGTGGAGCAAGAAAGTTATTGAAAGCCAGGGGGACTTTAAAGAGCTTTCTGAAAAGTTCAAAAGCTCGCTTAAGAATGTCTTTGATATTCGGCTTTCTTCGGGTGGCGGCTCCTTGCCTTGTAAAACCATTAGCGCATTGGGTATGAGCTATAGCTTCTGTCTTGAGGACTATCGCGACTCGCTTTCTCAAGTTGCAATTGCGCTACAGCTTATGGCGTTGATTATCTCGGCGTTTATTGTCATGAGGGACTAACATGGATATTCCTTTTCTTTCCGACATTATTCAATGGTTCCAAAGTATTTGGGATTTCATGTATCAGGGGGTCTATGATTTCTGTAAGGACTTTCTTATCCTGCTGACAAAAATGGCGTTCAACGGATGGCTTGAGTTCAAGCTGTTTACGTTCGAAGTTGCGTACAAGGCATTTAACGAGATAGCAGGGCAGCTGCGCATATCTCAGTACATTCAGGCTCAATACGGTTCGATCCCTGGTGATGTGCGTTCGGCCCTGGCGTTCTTTGGTGTGCCTGAGGCGTTGAATACCATATTCTCCGCAATGGGTTCGCGCTTCATGATGAAGTTTATTCCGTTGATAGGCCGCTAATATGTCCATCAAGATTCATCATGGCCCTAATGGTGCTTATAAAACTTCCGGTGCTATTCAGGATGACGCGATACCGGCTTTAAAAGCGGGTAGGGTGGTAATTACCAATGTCCGTGGATTTACTCGCGAACGGGTGTTTAGCGTTATGCCGGAGCTTCCTGAGTCGGTAGACGTAATAAACTTGGATATGGAATGTCTGGAGGATTTGGAGAAAATCAGGACTTGGTTTATGTGGGCGCCTCGGGGCGCCTTCCTGATCTTCGACGAGACTCAGATATTGTTTCCAAAGTCCTGGCGTGAATCGGACTTGAAACGATTTGATTATCCGGGCGGTCCTGAAAAGGCTAAAGCGGATGATCGGCCCATTGGATGGCTCGATGGTTGGACTAGGCATCGCCATTGGAACTGGGATGTTGTGTTGACGACGCCGAACATCGGTTATATCCGTGACGATATCCGTATGACCTGTGAAAAGGCTTATCTGCACGGGAACTTGGCCGCTATTGGTATTAAGGGTCGCTACAAGGAATCCCAGCATTCCGCCCAAGACAACAAACCGCCTGCGCGGGGATCAATCGTCGAATATCGCAAGATCAAACCGGAGACTTTCAAGTTCTATGACTCTACAGCCACTGGAAAAGTACAAGACACAACTGCGGGAAAGTCCCTTTTTAAATCGCCTACGTTGGTGGGCCTTGTGGTACTTGCTGCCGTTTTTCTCTGGAATGGCCTATCTGGCTCGACAGTTGGCCTTATCACTGGCTCGACTGGTGTGGTCACTGGTGAAGCGACCGGGGCGGCTGATGCTGATCGTCCTGCGGTGGCTGTTTCTGCGGGTGGTCCTGCGCCTGGTGCTGATGCTGTCGGTGATGCTGGGGTTCGCGTATCTGGTGCGCCTGGTGTTGTAGAGGAACTGGATCATCCATTTGTTGGCCGCAAGTTCCTGATCCGCGGGGCGTTGCGGTTTCAGTCGGGCAAGCTTGCGTATCTGTTTGCCATTGCTGATGAGGAAGGTCGTGAACTCCGGATCGATGCCCAGCAGCTTGCACGCGCTGGCTATGTGTTGGAGCCTCATGGTGAGTGCGTCGTTGATCTGACCTGGGGAAGCTGGAAAGGCCGTGCGCTTTGTCCGGGAGCCGCTACCGGCGGCGCAGCGAGCGCACGTTCCGGAGCGAGCAGCGCCGCCAGTTCGGTAGAGCCCAGTTCGCCGGTAGGCAATGGCGGGACTCGGGTGACGATCATTCCTGATAGCAGCCGTTCGCCTAGGACGTTGTGACGTGAGAAACCGTTTCCCGGCTGTCTGTTATCGCTGTGGTGAGTTGGTGGCCAAGGGTGCTGGACACTTCGAGCGTGTTCCTGGCGGCTGGCGTGTTCAGCACGTTGAGTGCTGCTTGAAAGCTCGCGAGGAACGGGCAAAGAGAAAACCCTAGGGCTTCGCATAATGTATATTATGTTAAATTAAATGCTATGTTAGAAGCCAGGATGATTCAGTCCTAAAGCGTCAAGCCCGATCTGGCGCTGTGCTGTACGGTGGTCGCTAAGCTGCTACCTTCAACGCTCAGGCGTCCTCAGATGTCATTGCCGAGGGCCTGGTGGTTGCGATGATGACGTCGTCCTCTGAGGTCACCGTTGCCAAGTACCCCTCAGATCTCATCTCGTTGACTAACCTCCGGTTTGACTCGGTGTTTCTTACCTTGATCTTCTTGACCTTCGCGCTCACGGTTTTGAAGTCCTCATCGTCGAGCAACCCTAGAGCTGCGGCAACCTCCGGCCACTTCATCCCAGGAAGACATTGTGTCAGCATTTCAGAGCGCTGCTCCGAGGTTAGGCTCGCGTTGCGAACCAGATGTCGCAGCACAGGCATCAGCGGATCAGCAAACCTTTCGCCAGCTTTATTGGCCAGCATAGATACACGGCCGAGCTCTGGAACCGCTTCCGGTTTGCTTTCAATCGTCTCTAGGCTAAGCCCTGACCACATCTGAATTTTCTGTGTGAGTGGCAGCGCTTTGCTTTTGCTCAGAGTGAGCATCGAGTCGAGCTGGAGAGAACTGATATCGATCTCTGCCTTTGCTAGATCCCACCGTTCAACCAGGTACTGGCCTTCGAGATGTGGGCAAGTATTCAGTACGATCTCCCTGACTTCCGAGCTGTATGGCAGAAATGATGAGGCTACCAGCATGACCCACCGCCCTTCAGGTAGCGCTGCTTTTATCATTGATAGGTCTTGAAGCACGACGCCATCGAGCAATATTTTGAGCACGTCATTACTGATACTGGTGGAGCTCAGAAGATACTGTTGCAGCGACCAGTCTGCGCTCGTTGACTGCCACAGCTTGCCCTTGAGAGACGATGCGTTCCGAACGATGAAATCGGTGAACACCGTTTGTAGTGGTCAACCCATCCCGGACAGTGGGTTGAGTTTTTCTTCGGCCACCGCAGGTGGTACCGCTGGACTTCCTGCGCCGTCAGGTAGCCAGTCGGCGGGACCCATTCCGACTTCAGGCTGCGGAACAGACGCTCCATCGGCGAATTGTCCCAGCAGTTCCCCCGGCGGCTTATGCTCTGCTGCATCCGGTAGCGCCACAGTCGCTGCCGGAACAAGCGGCTGGCGTAACTGGCTGAATCCGAATGGAACAGCACCTATTGTGGCTTGCCGCGCTGTTCGTAGGCCATGTCCAGGGCCTTGATCACCAGCTCGGCATCCGGCTTGGCCGAGAACGCCCAGCCGATCACCCGCCGTGCCTGCAGATCCAGCACCGCCGCCAAGTAATGCCAGCGGCCTTGCGCCCAGATGTACATGATGTCGCCACACCACACCTGATTGGGACGCTGGACCGCGAACTCGCGGTTCAGCCGATTCGGGATATCCGGCCGCTCAACCATGGCCTGTCTATAGGCGTGCGAGCCCGGTTGCTTGCTGACCAGGCCCAGCTCACGCATCAACGCGGCGCGCATCGACCCGACGACGTCGAAGACGGTGGACGTAGTAGCAAGACCGCGCCACATCGAAAGCTGAACAGACCACTTCCACCGACTATCGAGTTTGTCCGACATCAAGAGAGCGGTAGCCTTTTTTAGGATCGCTTTCTCCCGCTCCAGCCGGTTGATCCGAGCCTCCAGCTCCTGGATCTTCTGCTGTTCTGGGGCGAGCGCCTTGCTCTTCGGGGTCACGCCGTCGCGCTCCTGCTGGAGCTGTTTCAC